GAGTGGGATGGTCTCCGCTAGTAGGGAGGAATCAGCATAGCGTTGTGAAAATTCCTGATATGTAAATGAACGGTGACGCAATACTTGAGCTGCTATTCCCCTAGTGGTATTGATTTCCAGGGTCATGTATGCCTGTTCAAAAATGCTCCAGTGTTGATGCTTCACACAATACTTAAGCAGACCAGAGAACTTCTCATTCTCTTGGTTTGCGGGGTTACTTACACGGGCACAATATGCCATGTGCTTCTCCGCATCAGGAGTTGCACTAATAAGTTTAATCTGGGTATCCATCATACTTCGTCGTAATCTGTTATGTAATTTGTAGAAGGATCATCAAAGTTTTCTTGCTTAGTTGTGTATGAGTCTACATCAGAGAATACTTCACTCTCCAATGACTCAACAAGAAGTTTGAGATTCCTTACTATTAATTTAAGTTTGTCTCTATCCATAAAAAATGGGAGGTTACCCTCCCATTCTAACAATATTTAATTGGTAAGTCAATCACTTAGAATAAGTCTTACCGCGATAGCAGAATGTACCGTGGGTTTCCTTACTTTCAACACAACGAGTATCATACTCAACACCACGATATGCGGCATGAGTAATCTGAGCGTTGTGAAGTGCAGCAGCTCTGTTGATCTGCTTGCGAATGAGATTGAGTGTGTTCATGATAGTTACTCCTAAAGTAGTTGGATTTTTAGGTCCGTTCCTTTAGTCGTTTGCGTCCCAATAGCAATGTGGTGTGGATTCTTTCACAGTCTCTACTAACTCAACTTTGAAAGCATCTGGGATATTCTCATTTGCTTTCATCCTCAGCATAATAGCATCGGCGTCTTGACAAGTGATTGATGAATATAAAAGAATTTCAATCATGGGATGAACGGCTCCGTTCCGCGACTTACTTGCGCCCCACCCAAGAGTGGGGTGAACGTTAGGTCTATTATAGACCTCATACATTATTTAGTCAAGTGTCTTGGTATCAACACGAACATTTATAATTACGCTTGTTCAAATAATTTAGAGTCTCCTTAAGATCACCACGATGCTTCAGTCCAATGGAGATTTGTGGATAATTTGCTTCTGTGCCAAACTCTGCACGAAATTCTTTGTCTGTAAAATCGGTATTAAGATTAAAAACTCTTACATTCTCCTTAATACTTTGGAGAAGGTCTTGAGCTCTTTCACATTCTTGACTACCGTTAGAATAAATTAATGCTTGCATCAGTCTCTCTGCCTCCAATCATCTGTCTTTTCATGAGAAAACCAATCTGCAATATCATCTACACTACCAAACCCTGATGAATGATTAGATGGATCCGGGTCACCTAAATCCATCTGGTTCATAAAATCATCAAGTCCGCCCTCCTTCATATCGGGATTAGATGCCCTTCTACGTGCTTTCCTTAGTATTGATGCTGCACTTTGATTTGCCTTTGCTAGTTTATTTGCCCAGATCATATCAGTTAAAGATACGTCCTCTCCAAGAACTATCTTTTCGCAGATTGCTTCAAGTCGCAACCTATATTGGGTAGAAAGCATACGCGGAACACTCCTGCTAGTGTATTTATTTTAATGGTCTACCGTGTTTGTCAACCAATCCTAATTTTTTAATATGCGAAAGATTAGATCTTTGA